CATGGAGCACTTGAATATGATGATAGTGGCAATGCAATTGGCGAAGTTCCAGGTAGTGGTAGAATACTTGCGGGTATGATTAAACAAGTAAATAAGAATATACAGAAACATTATAAGATTGGAAAACCTAATTTTTTAACAGTTCCTAAACATCAAAATTTTGAAAAAATGGAAAAGAAATTTCTTGGTAAGTTAAGTAAATTACAGAGGACTTATGGATTAAAAGATAATGATACATTGGCACTTTATCATCAAAGATTTTGGGAAGAGTTTATTCATAACGCAGAAAAACAATTTGGAGTAAAAATACCAAATAAATCATATAAATTACTTGTTAAAAGATGGGCATTTTTTGATAAGTCATATAAAGTTCCAATGATTAGAAAAGATTTGCAAAAGTTTCCAAAATTTTTAGAATGGGTTTTATCTACAGATAAAATGGACCATTCAAGAATGGTAAAGGCTAATATGAAACCATTTGAAGAATTATTTTTTGAGGTAGGTGCAGAAATAATGAAAAATGTAAGTGGTTGGTTAGCAGCAAGTCCAGATTCTACGGTTCAACGAGTAAAGAAACAATTAGATGCAGCAATTAAGAATGTTAGAAGTGGTGGAGATTTGAAAAAACTCAATACTTTAAAATTACAGTTGGATAAATTGAATAAAATAGGTGGATTAGATGCTGTTGTTCCAAGTGAAGGAATAGTTTTTAAATATAATGGTAAAACATACAAATTTACAGGAGCATTTGCTCCAATTAACCAAATAACAGGTTTAATGACCTTTTAGGAGTAGTTATGAACGAACATCAAAGACACGTTAAGGCAAGACAAGATATTTTGGATGGTAGAACACCAGAAAAACGAATTATTGTCCATATGGAAGATTTGGAAGAAAAGAAGAAACGAGAAGATGAAATAAAGGCGGAACGAAAACGAGTAAATGACCGAATGGATGCTTTAAAGGAAGCAAAGACTCCCTGGTTCTGTCCAGAGTGTAAAAAGGTCATGAAGAAAAGATTAGATAATAAAATGTATAGATTGTATAGACATTGTTTTGACTGTCAAGTAGAATTTGAGAATAAACTTCGTACTGAGGATAAATATAAAGAATGGGAAGAAAAAAAGATGTTAAATAATCAACTTTCTTATATTAAAGAACAAATTGAGAGTATAGACGATTGGAAAGAACAATCATCTAAACCATTTGAGAGTCTTGATCAAGTAGGAATTAAAGATGTAGAACTTCAAAAGGAAAAGTGGAGTCAAAATACAGAAAAGGTTGAAGAAATGTCTAATGAAGCTCTCGAAGAATTGAATAAGATGAAATCAGAGGTCGAAGAAAAACTAAATAGTTTAGAAGTTTAATATTTATAACTGTGTCAGTGTATATTGGAGAAAAGAAGTGATTAAATTAAAAGAAATATTAGAAGAAAAAGTAGATATTTCAGATATTTCATGGAATCACCAAAAATTATTAAAAGTAGGTAGTGATTATATTCATAAGGCACGAGATGGACGACTTTGGTATGAAGTTGAAGATGATATTAAGAAAAGTAAAAATAGAACTTTGATTAAATATTTTAAAGAATATGATAAAGCTCGTCTAAAACTTCAACATGCCGGTGCAATGTTAACGAGGGCATTTAACTTGGAAAAAAGTAAGAGATGATTAAATTAAAATCATTATTAACTGAAGTAATAATTACTACAAGTGAGTTTGATAGTGTGGTTAAACAAGCTAAGAAAGAAACTGGTCAAAATCACAAAATACCTTCCAAGACAAAACAAATGTGTAAAGAAGTTGGTAAGTATAAAGTTAATGTATATGATTATAAAGGTAATAAAAGTAAAAAGAGAGATGTTAATGGGTTGATGTATCAGTATTACGCTTATGTACAAGGTTGGGGACATGGAAAATTTAAAGGGCCATCAGATTGGTTTTTGAAAGGCTCAAAGTTTGATAAGATACTTGGGTGGATATATGAAAATGGATATAATAGGTATTTTGATTATAGTTACTTAAAATCCCACGTATCTTCTGATTTACAGGCGGTACAAATTGTTAGTGATATAAGAAAAGGTGATGAAGTAGAACCAGCTTATTATTTAGCAAAATCTTATTATAATGCTTTTGGTTCTAATAGAGATAATAATGTTTTTGACCAAGTAGTAAATAAAGTAGATGGTTGGTTGAAAGATAATAAAATAGAGACTCGATAATGAGAGATTATTTAAAAGAATTTAATAGTGAAGTCATTGGTGATTTTTTAGCTGATAATGATATTGTTGGAATTTTAAAAGAAGCTACTTCTGGAGCAAATGCACCAACTGATGACGGACCACCTACATTTTATAAAAATTTAACAGATTATAAAAAAGAATCTAAGAGTTGGGTACAATCTTTACAAAATGATTTAGGTTGGAAAGTAGTTCAGTATATATTAAGTGATGGAGCAATGGATCCAGAAGAGGATTATACTATGTCTTATAGAGCAATGGCACCTGTATCTTATGGAGAAGTAGATCCATATAAAGAACACTTACGAACTGTAATGGATAATTTAGGTTGGAGAGTAATTAAGTGGATGGGTGTTGATAAAGACCAACAAATGGGTGGAAAACCAGTTCCCGCGGGTATTGACGCTGATGGTAGATTAGAAGATGAAACACGAAATACTACAATGCAAGCAAAGGGTTTAACGGTTGACGGTAAAAACAAACCAAATCCAAAATTTAGTAGTGGTCGCCCAAGACTTCATGTAGAGAAATATAATCCACTTACAAAGGATTGGTGGAGAGATGAACTTAGAGAATTAATAACAGAGGGTGGAGCATATGGACACATGGCACATCCTTTTGATGATAAAGATTTGACATTTAAAGATTTAAAAAATATCATAGAACGAGGTTTAGGTGGTCAATTAAATCGTGAAGATAATGTAACGGAAAAACTTGACGGACAAAATCTTATGATAAGCTGGAGAGCATAATGGCTATTACAATAGACGTTAAAAAAGGTGATACTATTCTTGTAGGAAAATTTAAAAACAAGAAAATGGTAATAAAAGATATAGGTGTAGATAAACATGGGATGCCGACTATAAATGGAAGAAAAGCTACTACATTTAGAATACACAAAACAGTAAATATTTTTGATAAGGGTTTTGATGAAAAAATTGATAGGGACGCGGAAGGATACGGAAAATATGATGACCCTGATGATAGTGATTTTGATGAACCTTCAAAGACTAAACAATTAGAAAGTAAGTCTACTTATAAAAAAATAATGGAGATGTAAATATGGATTGGTTAAAGAAACTCATAGCTGGTATTTTAGGACTTTTTGGTTTAAGTACTATTTTAAGTGCCAAGAAGTCACAAGAAGTAAAGGAATTAGAAGGAGTTATAAAAGAACATAAGAAAAAAGAAAAAGAAGTAGCAAAAGAAGTAAAAAAATTACAAGTACATAAAAATAAAAATAAAAAACAAATAACAAACGCAAAAAGAAAACTTACTCGTACACAAAACGAGATTAAAAAAATGGAAATAGCTTCCGAAAATGACGATGTATCAGATGCAGCAGATTTTTTGAGGAAGTTTTCCAAGAGTAAATAATTATAGTATATATGTATATAAGGAGAAATTAAAATGGCAAGACAAGATGCAGGAACAATGTTTAGGTCATTACCAACGACGCAGACTCTTGGTGATTACAATGGAGTATCAAGAGTGGGTCCAAGTACTACCTTTCATGCTACAGGTTCAAGAGCCGGTGCAGGATTTATTATTGAGAATGTAACAAATGTACTGATACATTGTGCAAGTGGTGGTAGTTTAAATGGTGACCAATGTACCGTTAAAGTACTTTATCCGATTGGTGTGAAAAAAGTCGTGAATGGTTCAAGTGGTATAGTTCACGTATTACATAGATAAGGAGTGAATATGAAATATCTTTGGATATTATTACTATCCATCCCCTTATTTGGACAGCAAACATTTACACAAGAAGAAGCGTTGGACATGATTAAACAACGTGATGCCGAATGGGAAGGTAAATTGTCAAAAATAGAATCAATTGACAGTGCAAAGACAGTTCAGATTAGTCAATATGAAGATTTGGTCAAAGAGTTAGAAGACCAAGCCAATCTTGATTCTTTAATAATAGTGGCAAAAGGTAAACAAATAGAATCGTTGAAGGCACAAAATAAGGCCAATGAAAAAATGGCAGGGTTAGCAAAACCAAGTTGGTATGAGAATAAGTGGCTATATTTTGGATATGGAGTAGCCGCAGTAACTATTCCAACTTATTTTGGTATTAAAATAGTGGACATAGCAAATTAATGAGTGATAAGAACATAAAAGAAGTCATTAAAAAGGAATATTTAAAATGTGCACAAGATCCCGTGTACTTTCTAAAAAAGTATGCTGTAATCCAACATCCGATAGAGGGTAAAATTCCATTTGCATTATATAAATTTCAAGAAAGTACAATATATGATTTTGAAAAACACAATTACAATGTTATTCTGAAAGCTCGTCAGTTAGGTATATCAACACTTACAGCAGGATACGCGTTATGGATGATGACATTTCAGAGTGATAAGAATATATTGGTTATCGCCACAAAACAAGATACCGCTAAAAACTTGGTTACGAAAATCCGAGTAATGCACGCAAACTTACCGAGTTGGGTTAAGTCAAAGTGTGTTGAGGACAACAAATTATCATTACGATACTCAAATGGTTCACAAGTAAAAGCGATATCATCTACCGAGGACGCAGGTCGTTCAGAAGCATTGTCATTATTGATACTTGACGAGGCAGCATTTATTGACAAGATTGATACAATATGGACTGCTGCACAAAGTACACTATCTACGGGTGGTCAATGTATAGCATTATCTACACCGAATGGTGTTGGTAATTGGTTTCACAAAACCTGGGTAGGAGCCGAAGAAGGTGATAATGATTGGAATTTTATTAGATTACATTGGACATTACATCCAGATAGAGAACAAGAATGGAGAGATGAACAAGATAAATTATTAGGACCTTCAATGGCAGCACAAGAATGTGATTGTGACTTCATCACTTCAGGTCAAACTGTAATTGATGGTGTTATTTTAGAAGAATATAGAAATACACAAATTGAAGAACCAGTTGAAAAGAGGGGAATGGATAGTAATTTATGGGTTTGGAGACAACCTGATTATACAAAGAATTATGTGGTTGCTGCTGACGTTGCTCGTGGTGATGCATCAGACTTTTCTGCATTTCATGTAATAGAAATAGAAACTATGGAACAAGTAGCAGAATATAAGGGGAAAATACCTACTAAGGATTTTGGTAATTTATGTATGAACACTGCTATGGAATATAACAACGCATTACTTGTGATTGAGAATTCAAGTATTGGTTGGGCTACTATCCAACAAGTTATTGATAGAGAGTATGATAACTTATTTTATACGAGTAAAGATTTACAGTTTGTAGATGTTGCGAGACAAGTAACAAATAGATACAGACATAAAGATAGACAAATGGTTCCTGGATTTAGTATGACAGCTAAAACAAGACCATTAGTAATAGCAAAATTAGAAGAATATTTCAGAGAGAAATCTGTAATCGTTCATTCGGACAGATTGATTGATGAATTATTTGTGTTTATATGGCACAACAATAAAGCTGAAGCAATGGAAGGATACAACGATGACCTTCCAATGAGTTTGGCAATTGGATTGTGGGTAAGAGATACTGCACTTAGGTTGAACGCAGAGGGAATTGCCCTACAAAAAACAGTCTTAAATAAAATGTTAGATTATGAACCAGTTTATACACCTACTGATAATGAAAATGACGAGTGGGTAATGGAAACTGGAAATACAAAAGAAGATCTAACTTGGTTAATAAAATAATAAGAGGATAAAATGGCACAAACAAGTTTAAGAGCAAGACTACAACGACTTTTTTCTACAAACGTAATCGTAAGACATGCAGGTGGTAGAAAGTTAAAGATTGCTGATACAGAAAGAGTACAAAGTGCACAGAGAAATAGTCTTGTAGATAGATGGTCAAGATTACATACGAACTTATCAACTGGTGGATATGGACATTCACAGGCAATCAGTTTTCAAGCACAACGATTGGCTCTATTTAGAGATTATGAGGAAATGGATAATGATGCAATAATTGCATCTGCACTTGATATTTATGCAGATGAATCCACGATGAAATCAGAATATGGTGAGGTATTAGAGATTCGTTCAGAGAATGAAAATATTCACGATATTTTACATAATCTTTTTTATGATATATTAAATATAGAATTCAATTTATGGCCATGGGTTCGTAACCTATGTAAATATGGAGATTTTTATCTCTATTTAGACATCAAAGAAAAGTATGGTATTACAAATGTAGTTCCACTTTCAGCATATGATGTTACTCGTGTTGAAGGAGAAGATCCAGAGAACCCATATTATGTTCAGTTTATAGTTGAAGATGGTGATTCACGACATAGTTCAGCAATGACTGGAAATAAAGAAATGGAAAATTTTGAAATAGCACATTTCAGATTACTTTCAGATGCAAATTTTATTCCGTATGGTAAAGGTATGATTGAAGGAGCCCGTAAGATTTGGAAACAATTAAGTCTTATGGAAGATGCGATGTTAATTCATAGAATTATGAGAGCACCAGAAAAAAGAGTTTTCAAAATTGATATTGGAAATATTCCACCAGCAGAAGTTGAAAATTTTATGCAGAAGATAATCAATAAGATGAAGAAAGCTCCAGTTATTGACCAAACAACTGGTGATTATAATTTAAAATATAATATTCAAAATCTTACAGAGGACTTTTTCTTACCAGTTCGTGGTGGAGATAGTGGAACTCAAATTGATAGTCTTGCAGGATTAACTTATGAAGCAGTAGAAGATATTGAATATCTAAGAAACAAGTTAATGGCAGCTTTAAAAGTTCCAAAGGCGTTTCTTGGATATGACGAAGCAGTAGGCAGTAAAGCAACATTAGCAGCAGAAGATGTAAGGTTTGCAAGAACGATTGAAAGACTTCAAAGAATTGTAACCAGTGAATTAACGAAGATTGCAATAGTTCATCTATACGCACAAGGATATACTGATGCAGAACTTGTAAATTTTGAATTAAATTTAAAAAATCCATCTACAATATATGATGAAGAAAAGATTGAGTTGTGGAATAATAAACAAAGTCTTGCTTCAAGTCTTATGGACTCTAAAATAGCAGATACTGAGTGGATTTATGATAATGTATTTAAATTTACAGAAGAAGAGAAAAAAGAAGTTAGACTTGGACTCATCAAAGACCAAAAACGGAAGTTTAGGTGGTCTCAGATTGAAATGGAAGGAAACGACCCAGTTCAGAGTGAAGAAGCAGTCGGAACACAAGGAGCAATGATGGATGCAGGTGGAGCTGAGGGTGGAATGCCAGGAGTACCTGGAGCACAACCACCTGGAGCAAGACAACAAGGAAGAACTGGTAAAGAGTTAGACATAAAGATACCAGAAGATGGGTGGCCAGGGAGTGGTCGTCCAAAGGAAGGTCCTAAACATAAAAAAGATTCAAGTGTGAGAGGTAGAGATCCACTTGGTAGTCATGATAGACGAAAAATGAGTAGTGGAAGTCCAAAATATGGAATTGCACTCGCACATTACGACAAATTGAAGAAAAGTTTAGGAAAAGTAAGTCGAGCAGACCAAAAAATACTGGTAGAATCGACAGATGTAGAAGAAGAATATAAAAACGAGGTATCATCATCTTTAAGTGATACTTAAACGATGAATTATTAGAAGTTTTTATATTTATAGATGAAGAACTATACTTATTTAGGAGCATAAATTATGGCCCAGCGTGTAAAACACTCGAAGATAAAGAATACGGGAATTCTTTTTGAATTAATATCCCGTCAGATCACCGTAGATGTGATGAATGGTGATGACAAAAGTAAATCAGTAGAGATGTTAAAAAAATTCTTTAACGAGAGCACAGAACTCGGTAAAGAGAATCAATTATACCAAGTCTTACTGAAAGAGAATTATAATTCGTCTCGGAAGGCAGAAAAATTAGTTGATGCCGTTATAAAGGCAAGAGAAAAATTACAAAACAAAAAACTTCGTACAGAGAAATACAATCTTATTAAGGAGATTAAAAGGAATTACGTTGTAGAAGATTTTTTTAGGGCACGAATTCCTAACTATAAAGTATATGCTTCAATTTATAAAACTTTCTTGGCAGAAACAACTCCTGTATTTGACCCAGTAGATGAAGTAGATAGTAACTTTTCTATTATAGAACATATTACCCGTAATAAAGTTAAACCGAGGAATACAGATAGTCAAATAATTTCTGAATTTAAAGAAGAAGATAAAGATTTAAGATTACTTTCTTATCAATTAATGGTGGATAATTTTAATGGTAAATATAAGAATCTTAATTCTATGCAACGAAATCTGTTGAAAGAATATGTTAATAATATTTCTAATACTAATTCTTTACGTGAATTTATAAATAATGAGGTAGAAAAAATAAAACAAATTCTTAATAAGATTCTACCACGAGTTACAGATGATATAACAAAAATTAAATTGACAGAAGCAATTAAACAAACAGATTCTTTATCAAAAGGTAAGATTGTCAAAGACAAACAGGTTGTGGCTTTAATGAGATACTATGAACTCATCAAGGAACTACATAATGTCACGGGTTAGCGAAGATTTAATTCGTAAACTTGTTAGAGAATTAATCAAACAAGAATTAGACGAAGCAAATTCTACTTCAAGTGTAGGTGGTAGTTACAATACACCACATGCATTTGGTGGTAGTAACAAAAAGGGTAAAGGTAAGGGCAAGGCCGGTTACACGGGAGGTCATGATGAACCAACTGATGGAACTGGTCATTTTATTGCAGATGACCCGAAGTTAAGAAAAACTGAATCGGTGGTTAATGAGGGAAGATATCACGCTTGGAGAAATGATGAGAGTTTAACACCCAAGCAAAAAATTGGAATGGCTATGAGAGAAACTCGTGATAACCTAACAGAGTTAGAACGAGTTGTAAGGTATAATGTTAAATTAAAGAACGAGTTGAAGGTGGACTCCAGAGATTATTGGAAGAATACCCATAAGGCTCTAAGTAAAATTAGCGAGAGGCTAGTTAGATTAGCGAATAAGGTTGGTCAATTACATTAAGTCATGCCTTTCGAAGAAAACAGAAAGTCCTATATGGACTCTTTGTATAGTATTTCGACATTATTAAAAAGATGGCACACAGAAATACACCGCAAAGACGTTAGTAAGAATTATATGATTAATAAATTAACCGAGTGGATTAAGAAACTCGAAGATTTAAGGCATGAAATAATGATGAGGAAAAGTTAGTGATTAAACTTAAAGATTTATTACTTGAAAGAAGTCTCTCAGACGAAATGAGAGAATTGAAACTTTATATTGATAATGACGCTAGTCTATATCGTCAAAGATACATGCCGATATTGAAGAATTTGTCGAAAAAGAAGAAAAAAGGACAGTATCGTAAAGGACTCGCTTCAAAAGCTTTTATGTATTTGATTGATGATGGTGCTAAACGATATACGAAGTCATATGGTGGAAATCACTTAGATGTTTTCCCAAAAAGACAAAGAAAAGATTTAGCAAAAGATTATGTTGAAGAATTTGAAGATACATTTAAGAATCAAGAATTTGATTTTATGAGATAGGAGATTATAATGGCAAAACTAAAAGATTTAATATACGAAAGTAAGTATCTCAAACGAGAGTTTGGTGAACCACTTCCTACATTTAATGGTGTAATGAAAAAACATAAAATTAATAAACTAAAAGAAGATTGGTGGGATGATATGGATGCAGCATCACAGGCACAATATATAAAAGACCATCCAGGTTCAAAACAAGCACAACAAGCTGGTGGAGATGAACCAGAGAAGATTACAAAAGGACCTGGTGGGTATGGTGATCGTGGTAATGTGAGAGGACAGGATCAAGCCTATTCTGGAGAACCCGATGATGAAGAATATTTCAAATCAATGATGAGCAGAACTGGTGATGAGTTAACCAAAGAAACTCTTATGATTGACGGTAAACAATATAAAAGGATTTAGGAGTAAAAAGATGGCAAAACAATTAATAGTAGATTATTTACCGTTTGAAATAACAAGAGAACAAATAAATGAGTCTCTTAAAGAAAATAATGGTCGTTTAATCGTTCATGGAGTATTACAACGGTCAGATGCCAAAAACCAAAACGGTAGAGTATATCCGCATGGTATATTGACAAGGGAATCAAAGAAATATGCAGAAAATTTTGTAGTACAAAAACGGGCAATGGGTGAATTAGACCACCCTGAAAGTTCCGTAGTAAATTTACAGAACGTATCTCATAATGTAACAGAAATGCATTGGGAAGGTAAGAATTTAATTGGTTCAGTTGAAGTTCTTGGAACTCCAAGTGGAAATATACTCGGTGAATTATTCAAAGCGGGTATTAAGTTAGGTATTAGTTCTCGTGGGTTAGGTTCAGTAGAACCTATGCAAGAGGGTGATGGACAAACAGTTCAGAGTGATTTTGAATTGATAGCATTTGACTTTGTTTCTAATCCATCTACACACGGAGCATTTATGCATCCACTAAAAGAAGGTGTTGAGAAACAATCAGAAGGTAGAACTTGTGGAAAATATTGTAAGGTCGAAAGTATCATAAATGATATTATTCGGGGAGAATAAATATGGATAAAGTACAATTAGAAACATTATTAAAAGAAAATCCAGCAGCGATAGCAGCAGTTCAGAAAATGACTGCAGTAAAACTTCAAGGTAAGGGTAAGAGAAAAGTTCAAGCTACGACAGCTTTAAAGGATAAAGATCATCCTTCTCATCAAAAGGCAGTTGGTATTTTCCAACAGTTAAAGGATAAGTTTTCTAAAAAGAAAGAAGATGAACCTAAAAAACAATCACAGTCAGATGCAGATTTTTATAAAAAACAATATGCAGCAAGAACTGGAAAAGAATTGGATGAAAGAGTAGATTTTCATACTATTACTGGAAACAAAAGATTTATGACGAAAACAGCACTTACAATATTGAGAAAACATGGTGTAAAAAATGTTAAAGTACATAATGTGGCTGGAGATTTTTTAGAAATAAGATTTGCAATAGATTCTAATAAACTTAAAAAAATAGATAAAGAATTAAAACGAAAAAACAAAACTGCTTATGGTGGAATTGTTGAAAATAGGAGAGATAAAATGACAGAAGATATTCTTAGGAAAGTCATTAGAGAAGAAATTAAAAATATAATTGAAGAAGATGATTCTGCTTTTGATCAACCAATTCCAGCACAGATAGAACGGTATATGAAAAAATTTATTAATGCAGTTCAAGGTGCAAGGTTAAATCGTAGACGTGTAACTGCCATACTTGGTCGTGTTGTGGGTGCTATGAACATAGAACCAAACGATCTAATGAGGTATGTACGAAAAGTCAAAAAAGGACTATAAAATGAAAAAGAAACAAGTATTTAATATGAATAGAAAGTGGAGAACCTTTCGCCTTGATGAAAAACTAAACGAGGAAAACGAATCTCTTTGGACTTGGGTATACAAAGGTATATTGGGTGGATTTAAAAAGGCCGAGAAAAAAGGAGGGGGCAGTGTTAGTTTAGATGAAGTTGCACGAGGTGTTGCATTCTTAATCAAAACAGAATTTGGTGGTGGTGCTAGAAACGATTTTATGAAATCACTTAAAAAATATATTAGATAATGAAACCTGGTCACCATACTTGACCTTATAGTGGTGAAGAACACCCAGTTTGGGTGAAACA